AGCACCACGAGTCTGAGATTGGTTAAACCATTCCTGACCAAGCAGGGTTGCTTCAGCATCAAGATCAAGCAGACAATAACGACCAGTCTTTGCGAGCTGTTGCAGAGTAGCAGCTTTACGAGCTTGTGCCATATCAGCAGCGGAGCTGAGAAGATCAGCAGAAGCATACATACCATGTGCCTGAAGAATCTTTGTTCCGAGATAAGTATCAACAGTTTCAGCAAGTGAATAAGCTGCTGGCTGTAATACCTGTTCAGAAAATGAATCCAAGTCCATAGCAAGTTCACGGGCTGTGAGTTCAACAGAGATATCAAGAAATTTCTCAATTTCCATTGGGCGACTGGATGTGGAGATAGGCTGAGTGTTAATCGCACCAGCAAACTCATTTGTTTCGTACTCACCGTGTGTACGGAAAGATACTACATCACCTACTTTCCAACCGTTTGAACGGGTGGTAAATTCTGAAGTCAGATCCCGAGCACAAAGACCCTGAATTACTAAAGCATCTTCCAGATGCCCAAGAGCTTCAGCAGCGATGATTTCGGGGTGTTCCCAAATATTACTCATTTTGTTTCCTCCTAAGGAAAGTTTAAATAAAAAAAGCCAATAACAAATTAATGTCATCGGCTTTAAAAAGTTGGAGCCGATGAACTACTTTATTCCTCGACCCCAAGTCAAGTCCCCACAGGAGACAAATAGGAATTTTTATTATAATATAAGACCATTTCCCTTATGTCAAGAAATAAATTATATTATATCAAAATTTTAATTGCCACCTTTCTTGTGTTTTTCACGAAGACGACGGTAAGTTTTCATGTCACCTTTCTTGGCAGCATCAGACATACGATCCATAAGATCACTCTCACCACCTTTACCACCAGATGATGCACCAGAGCCAACACTTCCTGGCCAGAAGTAAGGATCACTTTTCTTCAGACCTTCAACCCAGTTTTTAGGATTGACAATCATATCTTTGTCAGTCTTTCTAAGGTTGCCCTCAGGATCACGAGATTCAACTGAACCATCTTTACCAACAGAAAATACAGATCGGCCATGCAGCAATACTGATTCAATAGCTTCTGGCAAAACACCTGCGGACATAGCAGCATCACGAAGTGAATCGTCAACAGTTTTATGCTCAAACATTTGTTTATATTTATTACCAACAAGATTTGAATCCTGTAATTCTTTCTGAAGATCACTTACAACAGCATCATGATCTGATCGTAATTGAGAAGTACGTTTTTCAAGTACCTCGTCAATCTTACCATCCTTGATAAGTTGTGCATCTTCATTTTCTTTAATGAATTTCAGAGCTTCACGAGCAAGCTCTGGATCTTCAATATCAGCAAATTCTTTAAGCCTGTCAGCGATCTTCTTTTTTTCATCGAGAAGTTCTTCATTTTTGCTTTTCATTCCACCAACCGCTTCATCAATCTTGGTTTGAATAGAATCATTTACCACTGTCATTTGTCCGTCAAAAGCATCTTGTGCTTTACTACGAACACCCTCATCCTCAATAAAGTCAAAAAGACCCATAATATGCTCCTCCTCAGGAGAATAGTTTTGGAGGTACACAATACCCCCTAGTTAAAAGCACAACCTAAATGGCTATGCTACATAAGCAGTTTCATCCTTTTTAATCTTAGAAGGTTTCTTCTTTGATATTTTGGATGGTTTTTTATTTTTTATTTTTGATGGTTTCTTTTTGGGTGCTGGTTTCTCACCCTCTTTTTCAAGTTCATCTTCTGAACCACCTTCCTGATCAATGATTGTTTCACCTTCAGGTACATTTTTGTTTACATTAACATTAGCATTGTTTGTAACTGCAATTTTTGCTCTGAACTCTGACTCATCCTCAAGCATTGTGGTATATTCATCTAGTGAAATAGTTTGTTCAAGTAAACCAGAACCAATAAGGTAACGATGAATAACATGAATTGGAATAACACCCTGACCAAAGCCAGAAATTGTTTCCCTGATGATATTACTATCTGGGATACCATATGTCAAGGCTGAAGGAGCATCAATTATGACATCCTCTTTATTAAACCCAGCCCAATCACACATTAAATATAATCCATTACGGATTGAATTAAGTGCAGACAGGTAAATACTGTAAATGGTAGCTGACTGTGTAGCCTGTCTGATACGAAGTGCTTCAGCAGATTCAACACCTTTACGAGTATCAAGTATAGCAACACCGTGACGAATAGCTTCCTCATATAGAGAATCAATATGTTCTTTCACATGAGTAAGAGCAGCTGTGTCGGTTTCTGTATAAAATATTCTGGCTTGTGGATCAGGTAATACAATCATTACAGATGAACCAACTACATTTGGAAGTTCATCATCATTGGATGCACCTACCAAACACAGGGTTGGATTACATGAAAGGTATTCACTGTTAGCAAGATCAGCTTCTTTACGATAAATTTGAATAGAACAATTAGCAACAGAGAGAAGTGGAATAGGTTGAATCTCAACACTGTTGTTAATTGAGCCAGCAACGAATACTGGTATCTGATCTATGTGCTTACCCATATAGGATGGTGTTGTTAAGAAATCTTCAAATTCACCATCATCGCCAAATACACGAGATGTGAACTTACCATCCTCAATTACAAACACACGATAGACAGGTTGTGTATCATGAGAGAATATGTCATCATTATCTGGTATATCTTCTTCAAGCACAGCCATAACAAGGTTCTTCTCTGAACCAGTTACCTCAGATTTCCAATTAATGAAATCTTCAGCATTATACCGTACAAACTTAAACTCGTTAGTGTCTGGCACTATATCAACAACTAACGGGCATCTACCAGTGGATAGTATTTCAATGATAATGTCAAGAAACAACTGTTGGATAGTAATACCATCTTTAGTCGATTCTTTTAATATGTATTCAAGCTCAGTTGGAACATTAAACTCTGGCAGCTTGGTAACAACGACACCCAAAGCACCAGCCAGTGCATAAGAACATATTTGAGGGAAATGTGCTCGTTCAATATATGAATCGTAGGCATCAGCATATTCGCCTGTCATACCAGCAGGGCGAGGCAGATATTTCTCCTTCTTTTTCTTTACAACAGATTCACCTTGAATACAATCTCTAATCCTATCCCAATCAGTAGATACTAAATCATATCCTGGATGATGTTGACTTGGATCTGAACTGGAGGTAACCTCTTGCTCATTTTTCATTTCTTCTACATTTTTGTTCATGTACGCACCTTTCGTCGTCTCATTTTACTTGCTTTCCTATTAAGAAGATACCGTAATGAATCCATCAAGTGATCTTCTAAATCAGTATCTATATCCTCTGGCTTTCTTTTATCTCTTTGCATAATAGGCAAAGTTCGTATATGATTTTCAGCTTTGTTCCAAAAGTAAAGATGTGGTTTATCTGGATCTCGTCGTTTTGCAGCACCAAGCATCTGTCTAATTATAGCCCAGCCAGCAATACGAGAACCTGATCCTTTATAAGCTCGTTTCCAGTGTAACCCATAAGAAACACGACTTTTACCAATACTCTGACCATCCTTTACATCATAGATTGAAGTATCAGCAGGACCAGCAAATACACGGACATCAAGTTCGTCCCTGAGTGTCTTATCATGAAAAAGCGTTCGTTCAGCAATTTCAGAACTCAGAGCTTGATCACCTTCGTTTGGTACACCTGTCCAACCATAAATTTCATCTACAATGATAACGCTTCCCGCTGGAATAGTAAAGGGAAAATTTTCTGGCTGTTCACCATTGGTTATCAAACCGTATGTAACACCCCATGGTTTACTGGAACCCCAATCGAAACTTCTTACAATCTTCCAACTCTCAGGTGGGTAAAATTCTGGTAATACATGAATGTCATGAACCCATACATCGGTAAAGAAACCACCAGTGATAAGATCCCAAGATCCATTTACCCACGCATCACGGAGCATCTTATCATCCTGAGTAAGTGATTTTATCTTTTCACCATATAAAGGATCAGCATTTAATAATGTTTCGTTTTCGTCAAGTTTGCTTTTTATATGAGTTCTGCCCTGATGAAATTCATCGTAAACAACTTGGCATTGCTGTATTTTGTTAATGAATCTCTGCTTTACCCATTGATGTCCTGGACCTGACGGATTACAAGTTGCTCTGTATTTCTTTGGTATATCTGGATTACTTGAACGGTTACATGACATTATTTTCAAGTATACTGTGGGGAAAGGCCAGTTAGTTAATTCCTCCCAACCTATCCATGGATACTCATGACCGTGATACTGCCAGTAATCATCCTCAACACGAGCATAGTTCAACCATAATGTTTCTCCATCCTCAAATGTCCAAATCTTCTTTGATCCATTGTACTTGGCTGTAGGAAATATTCTTGGTATCCATTTCTTACACTTAGTAATTAGATCGCCAAGTTCTGTTGTTGCCTCACGAAGAAGTAATCCTTTATAATCAATTCCATAACCCTGACCGACACCAGACAAATAATCCATTAATAGAACATCTGTTTTTCCACCACCACGGTTCCCATGAAGTAAACATTCCCATACAGGGCATCCAAGGAATAGTTCCTGTGAACCTGCATGTGGCTTCCATATGACTTCTACCTTATTTCTCATAACGATGCATAATCCTCAGCAGTTATTACTCCAGAATAAGTATTCACTCGTTTCCTAACTACTGGATCAATAGCTCTTTGTATTTTTTCTTTCCTTCCTTTTTTCTTCTTTGCAGCATGTTGTTCCATAGCACATTCACGACCAACACACGACATCATTCGTTTAAATATTTCAGTGTTCCATGGTTTCCTACTTCGTGTCTTCCATGTTTTCTTGCAAGTCTTACTTATTTTTTCAAGGACTTTTATATCAGAAAATGCACGAAGCTGTCCTTCACTTTTAGCTTTCTGCCACTCAGGAGTCTTATACATTTCCTTCCTAATAAGAATCATCATGGCTTTATATTCAGGATCACTCCATAGCTCTAATTGTATATCCTTCATGATTTTTGATTGATGACAACTTTCCGTGGATATAAAACAATTATCGGGGCTGTACTCTTCTGCGAAGTTTTTTCTTTCTACGAATAAACCTTTTTCCCATCCATTTGACATACACCATCCATAAAAAGGCAACCATCCTTTTTCCCATTCTTCGCATAATGTTATTCCTTTCGCTCCAAAGTTTTTATAGCTAGGGTTCTTAGGATTATTACACTTCATTTTTATCGAGTAATAAAGATGATATAATGGATGATTTTTAGCCATTTTCCACTTCCCCAGTATCGTTATTTATAATTTCCTGTACATTGGCAGACCACTCATCCTCAGTCTGTTTATTCGGTATTAGTAATACTCCGTGAGCGTTCATATTTATATTCTTACTTTCGATCTTCTCGGCATATCCTAATTTGTTTGCTGTCATGAATTTAAACAATCCTGTATTGAATCTAGGATTAGTTAAGTTATCCTTCCCCTGAAGCAAGTACCATGATTCGTGCAATGCCTTTCCTATCTCCATCGCCATGTAAAATTCTTCAAATGTTTCACTCCACTCATTTATCGTTGGAACTGATACTCCAAACATCGCTGCAACTTCAGTGGATGACATTCCACTTCGACTCAGTTCAATATAATATATCGGGTGATATGAAGGTTCATATTTAACAGCCTTTAATAATTCCTTGGGTATCTCATCGTTTTTTAATAAATTCTCTTTTATTATTCGCTCGCCACCATGTATCTTGCACAGGGTTCCTTTTCCTGTACTCCCATTTTTACATCGCTCGCCATTGGCAAGGATAAACTGACATTTCTGAGGTATATATCGCTTCCTGAGCTTTTTAACTTTCTGCACAGGTTTTTTATATGTCCCTTTTAATTTTCTTTTCAGTTTCCTAGCCATTTTTTATTTCCTGAGGTTTTTTCTAATTTCCTTAAACAACCATCCTGTCATGTATGCCATAACTTCTGTATTGTCGTAATCTATAGGAATTCCTTTTTTCTCCATCATCATATGAACCATATGGACACATTCGTGTACTACCGTATCCAATTTCTTTCTACGAATCACCATTACATAGTATGATAATCCTTCTGGTTCATTATCGAATATGGCACAACTACCATTCGCACATTTCCAATCATCTGCTATTGGTTCATTTCCTAATTGGTTTCTTTCTATAAAGTAATCAAACTTTTCCTGGGTATCCAGCAACACTACCTCAAAATTTAACCAATCTGACTTTATTATTTTTGTTTTATTGTTCACTACAAGCATTTTGTACCCTATAACAGCTTTTTTCTAAGCCTTTTCTTGCATTTTCAATATCTCTGCCCTGTAATCTCTCAAATCTCTTTTTTCTAGCAGTCTTTCAATCATTTTTTGCGAAACATAATCACTTATCCCACGGTTATGATGATAATCCCACTCTGTTATGATCTCTTGTACTTCTTGCAATATAAAGTTATGGGAGTTTCCTTTATATCCATTTAAAACAAGATATAATCCTATCAGATAACTTTTAATCGTTATACTTGAGACTCTACCATTTACTTTCACAGAATATCTCTGGACAGTTGTAGGGGATTGGCTCGTTATTTTGTCTCTTCCGCTTTGCATAATAAAATACACTATACATAAGGGAAAAGCTCCTGTCAAGTATTTTTAGTACAATAATACTAAGATTCTTTTTTGGTCTGCGTTGCAAGAAATATGCTTTTGTGGAGAAAGCCCTATGGGTATTGATACTCCTTCCTTTGAAACCTGAGTTTGACCATGGTAAAGCTAAAATAAGAATGTAGATGGGAAGGAGCGAGAGGTATGCTGTAGGAAGTTAGGGGTATTGGCGAAAAATATTAAAAATCATGCACTATCGTGGTATTAAAATGGTATCGTAGTTTGGGGATAATCGCATGGGGTAGGGTAATGGGGTGGCGTAGGCTGTGGTATGTAGCGTGGGGTATAGAGAGTAATAATATTATACTAGCGGAATTCTTAAAAATGAACGGGGTGTAGGAGTGCCCCCTCCCCTTCCTGAGAATTGCCTCCGAGCCCAAAAAATATCTCCCCTTGTCAATGGGTCGCATGGGGGGATTCGTGCTGGTAACGAAGCCGAGGCGTGGAATTTCCGCTTTATTGACAATTTTTTTGGTCTGCTAAGTGTTTGGATTTATGTGATTTTTCCTAGTTCCAGAAAATAATTGTTGTTCATTGTTGTTTTTTATTGGATTTCCCCTTGCAATAATAATCTGATAGACTACGATAGAAATTGTTGGAGGGGACGGCTCCTCAACACTACATAATCTTTGTTACTTGGAGGTAACACAATGAAAACTCGAACAATCAAAATTCTCAAAACCATGCTGGACATCTTCACTCGCTCAACTACTAATGAGAACGAAGCCGAGGTTGCTAGACTCAAAATTATGGATATAGCTGGTAAAAATACGAAGTGTACTACCTTCGCAGCTTGCGATTTGGAGCTCACGAAATGCAAGGGATGTCAGTCTAGGGGAACCGTGATATTCGATTGTTGTACTGGATTGACTCCTGAGAAAAAAGAGGAGAAAAAGACTTCAACTCGCAAGCCTCGAGATCAATGGGATTTCATACTTGGAAGCAAGCGAAACCTAGTGTTTATATGGCTGCAAAAGAACCCAGGAAAGACCATGGCGGAAATCAAAACATTCGCTGGTGACTCATATTATAATCTCTACAGTAAGCGTCCAGACATCTTCACAGTAGTAGAACAAAAGAAAACCGAAGCAGCTAAAAGGATGACTAAATATTTCTCAGTAAATACATCTTACAAGCATACTGCCTAATAACTGGCAATCATGGGAAGTTCTGGCAAGGGCTGGAACTTCTCACTAACTAAAATTATTCTTATAGGGAAAATATTATGTTGACTAAAATTATAGCTGGAACAATTA